CATGATCATCTGGTCGGCGATCAACAATATCACTGGCTGGACCATCGGCCTCAACCTCTGCGACATGCAGGAATTCCCCGATGGCGGCCCGGTGCAGGGCATTGCCGGCGCCGAGATCGGCTATGTGGTGCAGGATCGCACCATCAGGACGATGCAGTTCCTGCCGGGTGATACGACGTTTATTTTCAATTTCTCCCGCGCGCTGCACGATCGCGGCAGCGTTTCAAAGTACGGGTTCACCTCGATCGGCAACGTGCTCTACTTCGTCGCGGAGGATGGCTTCTATAGTGCGAGCGGCCAGCAAATCACGCCGATAGGTGCTGACAAGGTCGACGGGTGGTTCCTGGCAAATTCCGATATCAACCGGCGCGATGTCGTGCACTGCCTCGCCGGGGTGAACAAGCCGCGCATCGTCTGGGTGTATCATGCCAGTACGGCCTCGCCGATGTACGACCGGCAAATCATCTTTGACTGGTCAAACGGCCGTTGGACAAAGGCGTCAGCGGAAGCGCAGGTATGGGGCCTGCTTTCCTCGGTAGGGCTCGACCTCGACACCACCGGCAGCGAATATCAGGACGCGCTGCTAGACAGCGCCGCTCTGCCGCTCGACAGTTTCGCCTATATCGGTGGTCGGCCATCGATCGGCGCCATCAATCCCGATGGTTTCCTTTCGACCTTGTCCGGCCCCAACCTGCCGGCCACGCTGGAAACCGCCGAGGTACATCTGGTGCCGGGCCGCCGCGCCTTTGTTGATGAGGTGTATCCGCTCGACGATGCCGCCTCGGATGCGCCGGGCTCGATCACGAATGGCACCCGCGAAACTCTGCAATCGGGGGCGCCGTTCTGGTCGCCGCCGATCGACATCGAGCCGCTTGTGGGCTCGGCCTTCGTGATGACCTCGGCGCGGCTGCATCGCTTCCGGCGCTCAATCCCGTACGCCTCGACCTGGACCCACGCGCAGGGAGTAGCGGTCAACGTGCAGCCGGATGGTGACGGCGTCACGTCATGACCGATGATCTGCGGCCCCCGTATCGGATCTCTTTTGATAACGCCCGCGACCCCTACGCTGCCCGCAATGCGCTTGGTGTTATCTTTCCGTTATCTGTTGCTAACGGGGGCACCGGAGCAACGACCCCAAGCGGGGCCTTGGCCAATCTTGGCGCAAAAGTCGGGACCACCACCAATGACGATGCGGCGGCGGGAGATATCGGCGAATACATCCAATGTATAGGAACGGGGGCGGGTGCTCTTGTCACCATTTCTAATGCATCCCCCGCCGTCATCACCGACGCAGCACACGGCTTGAACATTGCTCAAGTGGTAAGTTTTACCACTACCGGCACACTTCCCACCGGAATAACGGTTGGCACAAATTACTATGTAAGTTCGCAGGGATATGCCGCTGGCGCTTATTCGATTTCAACATCGGTTGCCGATGCGCTAGTCGGAACATCGGTCAATACCAGCAGTGCGGGTTCGGGTTCGCATACGCGGACCAATCTTGGGGTGCTGACAACAGTTACAAATCTCGATATTGGCGGGTTCTCCCTGACTGCTGGGGATTGGGATGTTGACGGGCTGGTACGGTATGCCGGTGGTGCGACAACCACGATAAATTCCCTTCAAGGATGGACAAACACCGCGACCGCAACGCTAACAGGTACGATGTTTACCTCCCTCATTGGTTACAATTCCATGGTTATCACCAATGCCACAAGTTTGATTTTGGTGACGCGCCGTTATTCGCTGGCCTCACCCACAACCATTTTTGGTACGGCCCGCGCCAACTTCGGCACATCTACCTTGAGTGCTGCCATTGCCATGCGAGCCAGACGGGTACGCTGATGGATGTTGCAACGCTGCAGGCTGAAATTGTTAAAGTGTGCCCGGTAACCTCCGTGGCCGTGGGCAACCCGGACAACCGCGCAACTTGGTCGTTCGTGCCGGCGCCGGAAGCCACGCAAGCGCAGATCGATGCCGGCAACAATGTCATAGCGGAAATTCCGGTTGGACCATTGGGGATAGTTCAAACCGGCGATTTTTTCGCGCGCTGGACCAATCAGGAATATCTAGCGCTGGAGAAAAAACGCAGGGACGACATAGCCGCGAATAAGGTCGGTAACGCCAAAAACTGGGATGATGTCGTGGCCGATGCCATGATTGACATGAACAAGAAGAAGGTAAACACGCTCAAGACCGATCTAGTGATAGATGGTGTTCTGACACAAGCGCGAGCCGACGTAATTTTTAGTTAGGAGCGACCATGCCCGGCGAAAATATTCAGGATTGGTCAACCACCGCGGCCAATAACGCCAATTCGGACAGCTCGATTGGCTGGGCCGAAGGCCAGGCACGCGCATCAGTGAACAACTCTGCGCGCAGCATGATGGCGGCGCACGCCAAGCACCGCAACTTGCTCAACGGTTCTATTGTCACCGGTGGCACCGCCGATGCACAGACATTCTTTTCCGGGCTTGACTATACCGTCATTCCAACTGGCTTGCGGGTGCTGCTCAAGATCGGTCCGAGTTTGACCAATACCGGCCCCGCCACCCTCAATATGGACAACATCAGCGCCGTTGCGATCAAGAATTCTGCTCTTGATCTCAAGGGCAAGGAATTGACGGAAAATTCCTATGCCGAATTCAGCTACGATGGCACCAATTGGATTTTGCTCTATTCCAATATCTTCGTGCAAACGATCACCAATACCTCGGTCGTTCACATCATCGAAATCCCTGCTGCCACGCCGGTGCCGGTGGTGGATTTCACCGCTGAGATCGATGACACCTACACCGAATATCTGTTTACCGGGATCAATCTGGTGCCATCGGTGTTGGGCGCCGAGTTATGGATGCTGGTTTCCACCGATGGCGGCGCGACCTGGAATACCGGAGCGACCGACTATTCATGGGCGCAGGGCGTTGCAACAGAGGGGGGCATCGGCGCCACCGGTTCGCATGGCGACAGCAAAATTCTGATCGCCAACAACATCCACAACGCCAGTTACATCGGCTGTTGTTTCACTGCCCGCGTTATCACGCCATCATTGGCGACCCACTCCACGACAATCGAAACGAATGCAAGCGCGACCGCTGCCGTTCCGACAACTCTTACACGCTGGACGGGCGCGGGCAGGTTTAACCTGTTGACCCCGGTGACCGGCATTCGCTTTTTGATGTCGTCGGGCACGATCGCGAGCGGCAGCATCAAGATGGCCGGCATCTTGTGACGTTGTTGCCGATCCCGATGACGGACAAAGCGCTGCGCGACACCATTCCACACTGGTCCCAATTCCTGCCGAACATTGCCAAGCGATCCAAGGAAACGGTGGCGGAACTGATCGCCAAGGTGGCGCGCAAGGACGTGCAGCCGATCCTGATCTGGGACGAGGACGCGCTGCGGGCGGTGGCGCTGCTCGGCATCGCCTACCACAAGCGCGGCGATGACCTGATCGCCGAATTGATATGGATGACCGGCAAGGGCCGCGAGCAATGGCAACACCTCCTGCCCGAACTTGAACGCTATCTGAAAGAACACATTGGCTGCGCTGTCATCCGCCCGGTGTGTCGGCTGGGCTGGAAACCATTTCTCAAGCAGCACGGCTACCACGAAACCCATGTGATGATGGAAAAGGTGCTCTGATGGGCAGCAGCAGCGGAAGTCAAACTCCCGTTACACAACAGACCACGCAAACCAAAGACCCGTGGTCGGCGGCGCAGCCGCATCTGATCAATGCGATGGGCTCGGCCCAGAGCCTGTATGGGTCCAACACCGGCTATCAACCCTATACCGGCTCGACGCTAGCGCCGCTGGACCCGATGGTATCGCAAGGCATAACGTCACAACAGGCTATTGCTCAACCTAACCTTGGCGGGACTGCGGGCATCAAGGCCGCGCAACAACTGGGGCTCGAACAGATACAAGGCGCCGGTAAGCAGAACCCGTATCTGCAATCCATCCTCGACACCAGCAACCGCCGGATCAGTGACAAGATCGGTTCCAGCATGAGTGGCGCCGGCCGCTACGGCTCGGGGGCGCATACCGACGTGGCCGCGCGGGCAATGGCGGAAGCGGCAAATCCGATCCTGGCAGAGGACTACAGTCAGGGCCTGCAGCGTGCGGGCCAATGGGCGCAACTGATGCCCACGCTCGATCAGGCGCAATACGCGCCGGCGCAATCGTTAATGGCGCTCGGGCAATACAACCAGGAACGCGCACAGAATGTACTCGACCAGCAGGTAAAAACTTACAACGCCCAGCAAGCCTACCCGTGGGAGCAACTCGCCCGCTACAACGCCATCGTCGGCGGCGCTGGTGGCCTCGGCGGCACCATGACCGGATCGCAGACTACGCCGATCAACAATCCCTCAACCCTGCAGCGATTGTTCGGCGGCGCTGCGGCCGGCGCCGGCATCGGCGGCTCGTTCGGCGGGCCGGCGGGCGCCGGCATAGGTGCGCTCGGTGGCGGCCTGCTCGGGATGCTGTGATGCCTAGCCTGTTGGATTACTACCGGCCACAGTCCCGGCCG